CGCCCCCTGCACTTGTGCCGCCGTGCGCCCGCCGAAGCTGATGGCGACCTGATTCAGTCCGTCTTGGACGCGGTTGCCGGTCGGGCGCAGCAGCGCCAGTTCGCGCTTGGCGTGTTCGCGGCGCTGCTTGTCGCGCGCCGCCTGTTGCAGCGCCCGGCGCAGAGACGCCCAGCGCTGGTTCCGGCTCGCCGTGTATTGGTCGGTCGGCACCCGGATCGTCCGGCGCAGCTTGGCGACGTAATCGGCAGTGGTGTCGCGCGCGGTGCCGTAGTACGGATACCGCCGGTTGTGCGCTGCGAGCAGCCGCGATTCGATTTCCAGCCGGTAGATCGTCCGGCGCGTGTCGTGATATTCGGCCCTGTCCATCCCCATCTCCCGGCCCCGTCCGGCGGCTGCCGGTTGCGTGGGGCATGGGCATATATGACCACACAATTTCATCCGGTGCAAGCATTGATTGCGATCATCCAGCGTGCGTTTATCCGCCGTTCAGCATTAGGCGCTTGCATCTCGTTGCGACGTGTGCAAGCATCGTCAGCATGAATACCTTCCATGACTTTTGCAATTGGGCTGGCACCCAGCGTCGTGCAGCCGCAATTTTGGGCACCTCCGAGGCCAGCGTAAGCCGCTGGGTCGCTGCTGGCAAGGTGCCCACGGTTGCCGCCGCGCGCAACATTCAGGCAAAGACGCACGGCCTGTTTCGGTGGGCCGACATGCTCACGTCGCCGGACGAAGCATCCACCCCGCGCAAACGCGCACAACGCAACACAACCATCGAGGCCGATCATGTCTGACTGCAAGACCACGAAAGCGTTTTTCAGATGGTTGAAGCGCAACGCTGGCCGAAAGGTGCGTATCGAGGAGTTCCGCGCGAAGCATGATGCGCCGGACATCGATTGGCAGCGCATGAACACCGCCCTGGTGACTGCCGCCCGCTCTGCCGGCCTGATTCGCTCCGTTGGCGTGACACGCGACAAGTACCGTAGCTACAAGACTCTTTGGCTTGTGCTGTAAGCACTACACGCGCGCAAGGATGCGCGCTATAATTCACCTACGCGCCCTGAGAAGCGCAAAAGGTGGCATCGTGGGAAGCCTTCATCGGAGGCCGGCCTAGATGCCGAAGTCCATGTTGTAGTGGCCGCCGCCCGGTAATTCTCAGACTAGGCCGGCCCCTGATGAGGGTTTCCCGTGCACTACTACAAGCGCAATATCGGGGACTACGCCGCAAAGGCGGGGCACCTGTCCCCGTTGGAGCATGGGATCTACACCCTGCTGCTGGATGCGTACTACAACCGCGAGGAAGCGCCGACGCGCGCTGATGCGATCCGCTGGGCGCGTGCCCGAACGCAGGATGAGGTCGCCGCCGTGGATGCCGTCCTATCCGAGTTCTTCACCGAGTCCGAAGGCCGCTACCGGCAGCAGCGTGTCGAAGATGAACTGCGGGCCTATCATGGAAAAGCGCAGGTCAATCGAGAGACTGCGATCAAGCGAGAACAGGCTAAGCGTGAACGAACGGAACACGAACGCAGCACGAAACGTGCACAAGGCGTGCACGAATCGTGCTCAAAACGTGAACCTAACCATAAACCAGTAACCATTAACCAAGAAGAAGAGCTTAAAAGCACTGTGCAGCCTGCGGCCGCACGCAGTCGGTTCGATGCGTTCTGGGCGGCGTATCCAGTGAAGAAAGGGAAGCAACAGGCGCGGAAGGCATGGAATCGCATCAAGCTGGACGCGCGCTGCGATGAGCTGATTGCCCATGTCCGCACAATGCAGGCCAATGACGACGGCTGGCGGCGCGGGTACATCCCGATGGGGTCAACGTACCTGAACCAAGCGAGATGGGAGGACGAGCCGAAGCTGCCCTACGCCACAGCATCGCCGCAGCCCAGCCACACCCGCACCGCCGCCGAAACCCTACTCAACGGAACTTCCCATGCACAACGAACCTTGGATCAACGACGCGATCCGCCACGGCTTGGTCAAGCTGCTGAGCCTGCGCTTGCGCGGCTGCCCGCCGGATGACGTGATCGAACTCACGGCGCGGACGTGGCTGGAAACTCTCGTGGATGGTCGGCAGTGGGAGCAGGCGCGTGACGAGGATCGTTTTCGCGCTGCATTCGTGCTCCTCGCGCGGACGTGCGAGGCGTGGCCGGCGCCAAAGCATTTCCTCGACGCACTGCCGCCGGTAAAGCCGCTGCGCGCCATCGAGCGCGAGCATCGCCCGGCCACGCCAGAACAGGTGGCGGCGCACGCCGAGAAGATCCGAAAGATGCTTGGCTGCGCCGTGCATCCCATGCCGAAAGCCGCAGGCGGTGAGCAATGAACGCCGCCGACTTTGACCGACTGATTGCCGAGCACGAACGGCAAATCGCGCGGCTGCGTGAGCTGTACCGGCTCAGCAGGCCCGAGGCCGAGGACTTCCTCGAACGCTTCGGCTCCGAGACGCAGGAGGGGGCGCCATGAGCCGCATGGACGGGTGGCCTGCTATGGCAGGGACGCTGGGCCGCAGGCCGGTCGAGAAGATCGCGGAAGACGTGCTGGAGCGGTGCCCTAAGCGATCACCCATCGCCGTGGTGATCGACAAACAAAACCGCGTCTGGATGGACGCGCCCAGCGACAAATGGGACGGGGAGCTGGTTGGGGTCTATCTGCGCACTAGCGATCCGGACGCGCTGGCCGATGACCTGGAGTGTGTGGCAAGGGAAAGGGGAATAGCATGACCCCAGCGGTGCGTGACTTCGCCATCCGCGAAATCGGCTGCATCGCGTGCCGGATGGACGGTCGCGGCTACGTGCCGTGCGAAAAGCACCACCTGCTCACGACTGGCAGGCACGGCAACGGCAAGCGGCGCGGCGAGCAGTACACTATCGGCTTGTGCCCGTACCACCATCGCGGCATCGGCAATCCTGAGGATTTCGGATCGCCGTCGCTGGCGCGCGAGCCTAGGGCCTTCCGTGCGCGATACGGCGAGGACGGCCCGCTGCTGGCGTTCCAAAATCGTCTCATTGAGGAATGGAGAGCGAGCACAATGGGGGTGCCAGCATGACCACGAAGGCGCAGTTTGAGCAGGCGTATCTGGCCGGCGTCACTGCGAGGCAGGCAGGCCGCAAGCGCGATTCGTGTCCGACGTGGGCATTGGGAGAGGAAGGCCGACTATGGCGCGAGCAGTGGTATCGCGGCTGGGACGATGAGGAGGCGCGGAGGCGCAGATGAAGTTAGCGACCGAAACCGAGCGGTCTCGCTGGATCGCATTCGTGCAGGCCCAGCCGCTGCCGTTGAGCGTGGAATGCAAGCCTTGGCGCAAGTCGCGCAGCAACAACCAGAACGCGCTGCTGTGGGCCATGTATGCGCCAATCGCCGAGCACATGGGCTACGACGCTGAGGACGTTCACGAGTGGATGTGCGGGCGGTTCTGGGGCTGGAAGGACGTGAAAGTGCCCAAGACGCCGCGCAACCCGGAAGGGCTGGCCAGCGTGCCGATCCGCAGCACGACGCGAAACGCGGACGGCAAGCGCGATGTGATCGACGCCAAGACGTTCGGTCTGTTCGTGGACATGGTGGATCGGATCGCCGCACAGGCCGGGATTTACATCCCGATGGATCGGCCCGCATGACCCGCGAACACCCGACCGAACACGCCGAACAGGTGCGCCTGATGCAGATTGTCAGGCTGCACGAAGCCCGGTATTCGGCACTGCGGCTGCTGTTCGCGGTGCCGAACGGCGGCCACCGCAACAAGATCGCAGCCGCGAAGCTGAAGGCCGAGGGGCAGAAGCCGGGTGTACCTGATTTGATTCTGCCGGTGCCGTACGGTGAGTTTACAGGTCTGGCCATCGAGCTGAAGTCCATGACCGGCTACCCGTCGCGCGAGCAAAAGGCGTGGCTGGAATCACTGCGCGATCACGGCTGGCGCGCGGAAGTATGCCGAGGGAGTGATGCGGCTTGGAGGCTCATTTCCGAGTATGTCGGAGTGCGCACTAACGACTGAATTAAGCCGCGCCGTAGGCGTCGGCTTGAATGAAATGTTAGGTTTCAATTGGAGGTTGTGATGTATCGGCTGGATTGTAGAGGCATGGTGCGTAATTTCTTTGCATCAGAAACAACATTTGGCGACAGAGAAGATTTTGTGAATGCTCTGATCACCGCTTATGACAAGGCCGCAGATCGCGCCAGTCTAAGCGCACGGGTTGCTATATCGGCTGGTGGCCGAGAAGCGATGGCTGCGGCACGTTGGGATGAAGCAATCGCTTTGACGATTGAGCGTATCTTGTGCATGCTCCCGACAAATACGGATGAAGGCGATAGCGAAGGGGACAAGACGTTTGATCCCCCCAAATGCCCGGACTTTGAAACCTAACGAACAAGTTCAGCCGACTCTGCCGCGCAGCGGCTGAGTTCGGCTTGGACGCCTTGTTAGCGCCCGCGCGCTGACCCTCTGGAGAACTTGAGCAATGCAGCAGTCACCGCAGCCGTCACGCCGCCATGCTTTGCAACAAGCCTCCCGAGTGCGTCGAGCGCGGCAGGATCGCGGATCACGCACGCAATCTGCCGGCCGCTGGCCTTGTAGCGCGCCGCGCGCTCAGCATCAGTCGCTGGTTTCAATTCCTGCATTGCCGCGCCTCCATGAAGGCATCGCCGGCCTCGCGTGCGATCCGGGCTGCTGCGCGCATCTGTTCGGCCGTGAGCGGGTCGGGTTGCGCGATGCACTCGCCGTCGAAGGCGCCGGGGTCATCGTCCGCAGGCGCGAATCGGAACTGCCAGCCGTCGCGGTGCTTCGCGGTGGCGGCTTCCAGATCGACCGTCCAGCGCGAACGCCATCCACGGTTCGGGTGGTTCGTCATTCAAGCAGCCGCGGCGCCGGCCTGAATTTCGTGGAGCCCGACCCATTCGTCGGTGTCGCCCCACGCCGCTTCGGTGGCGTCGATGAAGCTCATGCCGCCGGCCATGTATTCACCAGCGAGCGCCACGGCAGCGGCGAGGCGAGACTGGTAAGTGGTCGCGGCATCAAGCTCGGCGCGCAGGGTGCGGATCGTCTCGTTCATGGTCTTGCTCCTGCCCCTGGAACCCCGAGGCGCGGGCGGCCTGTATTGACCGTGGAATCACTCTACACCGTGACTAGTCACAATGCAAGATGTTCGTTCGCGTTTGCCAATAGCGCAGACAGGCGAAAACTGTGCTAGGCTCCACGCATGATCGATGCGCTCAAATGGCTCGGAGAACAGGGATCGGCGTCAATCGACGACTTCCGCGCGCACTTCCGTCAGCGCGCAGATCAGCTGCGCGAGGGCATTGTCGCCCATGGGTACACGCAGCAGCACGACGGGCAGATCGCGCTGTCCGTGGCTGGGTTGGCGAGACTGGAGGCGGAGGTGCCTGCGGATGGGTAACGCCAGCATCTACGGACTCATTGACCCACGGGATGGCGCTGTCCGGTACGTGGGGAAGGCCAACGACCCAGCGAAGCGCCTCAAGGGCCATCTACAGGAATGCCGACGCAGGAACACGCCGGTCTATGCGTGGATCCGCAAGCTGGTGGGCCTGGGCCTTTCGCCAGGGCTCGAAGTGCTGGAAGCCAACTGTGCGGACTGGAGGGAGTCGGAGCGTCGCATCATCGCGGAGCGCCGAGCGGCAGGCGAGGGACTGCTGAATGTGGCGGAAGGGGGCGATGAACCGCACTGCCCGATTGAGGTCCGCCGCAAGAACGCCGCAACCCTCAATGCGAAGCGCATCAACCCGGCATCGAGCAAGGCCGGCGAACTGTACGGCTATTGGGACATGATGCGGAAGGCCGGCAATGTCGTTCGGTCTTGGCGCGACAGGCCGGAAAAGGCAGAGCGAATGGCCGAGCTGCAACAGACCATGTGCCTGCTTCGAGCGATGACGCACGAGCAGAAAGTCGCTGCGGGCAAGCGATGGCTGGGCAAGAGGCGCCCATGACTCCCGAGAAAAGGGCCATTCAGGTTCAAGAGGTGCTGGCCTTGGTTGAGGGCGGCCTGAGCGAGAACGCTGCTTGCGAACAGGTGGGGATTAACCGCGCCACGTTCAGGGCTGCGGCGCTCCGCGTGGGCGCTGGTGACAGCTATGCGCGCGCGTTGGAGGGCTTGGCGCAAGACCAGGTGGAGAAGCTGGAGGTCGTGATTCAGGAGATGCGGGACAGGACGATCACGCCAGAAATGGCGCGCATCGAGATCGAAGCGCGCAAGTGGTTCGCCTCCAAGTTTCTGCCCAAACGGTACGGCGACAAGCTCCAGCACGCCGACGCCGACGGCGGAAAACTCCCGCCCGCAACCATCGTGATTGCCCCAGTATCGACAAATGGCGGCGACGCTTAGGGTAGAAATCCCCGAGAAAATGCAGGCGTTCCTTGCGCCTGCACGCTACAAAATCGCCCACGGCGGACGCGGCGGCGGCAAGTCCTGGGCGGTGGCGCGAATCCTGCTCGCGCTCGGCATGGCGAAACCGCTGCGCGTCCTATGCACCCGCGAAGTGCAAAAATCGCTGCGCGAGTCGGTGTATCGGCTACTTGTGGATCAGATCGCGGCGCTTGATATTGGCCGGTTTTACGAAGTGCAAAGCGCGGTCATCAAGGGAGCGAACGGGACGGAGTTTCTTTTCGCGGGCTTGCAAGATCATACGATCGACTCGATCAAGTCATACGAAGGTGTGGATATTGCGTGGATCGAGGAAGCGCACAGCGTCTCGGCGCGCAGCTGGGAAATACTAACGCCGACAATTCGCAAGCCGGGGTCTGAAATCTGGGCGACATTCAACCCGACGCAAGAAGACGACCCGGTCTATAGCAGGTTTGTTATAAATACCGACCCGCAAGCCGTGGTGGTGAAAATCAACTGGCGGGACAACCCTTGGTTCCCCGCCGTGCTCGACGTAGAGCGCCGCGCAATGCAGGCGATCAACGAGGACTTGTATCAGCATGTTTGGGAGGGGCAATGCCGGTCGCAGGCTGGTATGCTCTTCAAGCGAGCGTGGTTCCGGCGCTACGACGCAGCGCCGAGCGCACTGCGCATCTACATGGCAAGCGACTACGCGGTGACGCCAGACGGCGGGGACTGGACGGAGCATGGCGTTTTCGGGCTCGACCCATCCGGCGTGCTCTGGGCGCTGGATTGGTGGTCTGGCCAGACTGACCCGGACACGAGCATTACGGCATGGCTGGCGTTGGTGATGCGGTGGCGTCCCGTGCTGTCATTCGACGAACGCGGCGTGATTTTGCGCGCCATCGACTCGGCAGTTCGCAAGCGCATGGCCGAAACTGGCATTTTCGTTGCGCGCGAGGCGCTCGCATCCGCAGGCAGCAAGGCCGACCGGGCGCTGGGCTTCGCTGCGCGGGCCAGCGCAGGCGCGGTGCGCATTCCGAAAACCGAATGGGGCGAACGGCTATTGAATCAGCTGGCAGGATTCACTGGCGAGGATGGGCGCGTGGATGACATGGTAGACGTGTGCAGTCTGATTGGCCGCGCACTAGACTCAATGACGAACGCGGCCCCGACACCCGCCGAAAAGCCGCCACTTGTGCCGTTTACCGAGCCGTGGCACGCTGCGCGCGACAGACAAGACGCTGAAAGCCAGCGTGAGGCCGAGGATTATTACCGATGAGCGACGTAGGCGAGTGGCAAAAGCGGATCAAGGCAGCGCGCAAGTACGACGCATCAG